CCGCTTCTTCCTGGGCCCTTTTCTCTTCTTTTTTATCGTCCCCCTTGTCACTTTTCTTGATTTCAAGAGCTCTGGCTCTTTCTTCTGCCTTAACTGTTGCATCAATAGCAGCAACTTCATCAGACAAGGTTTTAAACTTGTCCTGTTCTTCTTGGGACATTGCTCTTGTTTCACCTTTCGCTTTGTCAATAATCCCTTGCATTTCAGTAATTTTGTCATTTCTTTGTTCTTCTAAACCTTTTAAGTTGGCTCTGAACTCGGGAATTCTTTTTAATACCATAATTATTTTTCTCCTTTTAGTTTTTTTATTGTGTTTTCAAATTCTGTGTAATCAATCTTGGCTTCATCCACGGTAACAGCCCTGAATTCGTCCCCTCTTTGCTCTGCAACCATTTCTTTATCTGCCCTTTGTTCTATAGAAGTCCCCACATAGCAAGGTGACATCCTATCGTCTATGATTGAAACTTCAAACATATCTAATTCCTGAACGTGCCGCCTTGGAATTTCGTTTGCTCTTTCTTCCAAGCTATCCTTTAGAACATATTGCCCGAAAGACCAGCCTTTTAGCTTTTTCTCTCTTGCCTTTTGAATTACTTCCGGGTCTGTTACGGTTGCTATTGCCCTGAGACCTATATTGTCCTCAAATAGCTCAAGATTTTTCTCTTGAGTGCTTCCAAGCTTTCGCGTTTTGTCGTGGTTTAACCGCAATTCAACGTTGCTTGCCCTGTCTAATGCTCTTTGGAATGCTCTTGGCTCTATTTGCTCAACAACTCTTCCATGAGGTGTTATAATAGGCTTACTATCCCTACCCACCGCATTTACATATCCATCAAGCAGCACGCTGTCACTCCTTATTTCTATCCTCAACCTTCTCACCGCCTTTCAATTCTTGTAATTTTCCTATTTGGTTTGTATTTGGAGTATAAATTATTCCTGTTTTCACGTCATAAAGGACAGAATCAAGTCCAAGTTTAATCCAATTCAAATTCAATGGCTCTAAATCTTCCATGTATCTGACTTCGTCTATTTGCAAGAAATTAGCTTCAATTCCCTGCTTATAAGCTTCAAATCTCTCTTTTATATCGCCTTTTAGCATTTCCTTGGTATCAAAGGCAAAATAAAAAGAACTTTTCTCTTTTTCAAGCAATAGTTCTCTATTCAATGCACACTCTATAACTCTCAATACCGGCATAACGGCCGTTTTAAAGCTATTTGTATACTCATCCTTTGACGCAGTACCTTTAATTATATTTACTGAAACAGGGAATATCTTGCATATTTCTTCCGCATTTGTTTCTTTATTTTCGTTGAGCTGCATTTCAACCGATGTATTACTTGCTTCCTGAAATTCTAATCCCTTATTTAGCACAACAACATTATCGTTGTTATTTCCATATAAGTTTCTCCACGCTTCTTTTAGCGTATCAATAGCAGTCTGATCAAGTTTGCCCTCTGATTTCAAAAAACCCTTTTTATTACCGCCCTTTTTTACTAAATTTTCCTCGAATATCAGCGAATTGTATGCAACACTTAACATCAGCTGATTTTCTTCAGTGATACTTATGCCTTGAGCTCCGTCCTTTGTGTTTCTGAGAAGCTTGATGAATTCATATGGCTTGTAATTATCTCCATTGACCAGCAAATCATAATCCTTAAATATCGGATCAACATTTTTGTGTATGCTTATAAATTGCTCATCTACATAATTAAGACTTATGACCATGTTCCTTGATTTGTTGATGTAAGCATACCCGCCCTTTCCAAGGTAATAGTCTGTTATTAAAGCTCTCCAAAATTGAACCGCGTCCAAAGTGTCGCCAGTATCGTCATTTAGCAGCTTTATTCTGCTATCTTTTTTAACCTCCTCCGTTTTGCCGCCTTTCTCCTGATACAACTTTATAGGCAGCATTGAAACGGTGTCGGCTATAAAGTTGATGCATCCCTGTACACTTGGAATACTCAGGGCTTCTGCCTTTGTTATTGACGTTCTACCCAGCAATGCCTTTAGCAGTACATCATCAACCGCAGGTTGCAATGTTTCCGGGTCTGCTCTTTCTTCTTTTTTTCGTTTATTAAACCATGCCAATTTGTCGCCTCCTAAATTACTTGTACTGTAAATCCACTTGCTCCAAACAACATTTCTTGTTGTATTAAATACGTTGCATTAATTAAGCCTACAACCATATCAACCTTGCCCACAGATTTCTTTTTATTTACATATAAATTCAAGTTTGTATCTTTGGTACAGCGGGCGTTTTGGAAGTTAATTTCAAGCATTAAATTTTCATCGTAGCAGAACATTTTGCTTAGTATAAGTTCTTTTATCAACTTAGTAGGCATATGCAAAACACTTGAATGCTGCTTAATTTCAACGCATTCATATCCAGCTGCTTCAAGTTTCTGGACAGTGCTTATGGCATTCATTCTGTCATATCCTATTTGTTGTATCTCGACTCCATACTTTTCTTCTAAGCCTAAAATGTGGTTTTCTACATCTTCATAACTTATTACTTCGCCACTACTTTCAAAGCATACACCTTGTTTGATTAACCTGTCATAGTCAACACCTTCTTTTTTACTCTTTTGTTTCTTTCTATCACCAGGTATGAATCCCCATACTTTCGCGTATAGCTTCCCTTCATGCTCGGTTACCATTGCAACTGATGTATTGTCCTCGGTCTGTGATAAATCAAGCCCAAGCCATACTCGTTTACCTTTCCAAAATTCAGGATTATTCTTAATTTTACATTCTCTGACTTTGGTAATCTCAATATATCCTTCAACGCCAAGGCCTTTATACTTGATGTTGTTATGTTTGCATAAGTAGTTCTCTCTTTTGTTTTCATAATCAACCGCGTCTGCTCGTTTTTCTATTATTGCCTCAAAAATATGCTCATTTGTAACAGCTACAGGATTGCTTTGGTATATAACTAAGTCTTCTGTCTGCCATAAATCATCTTTTAAAAATTCATCATCCGGCTCATACAGCAATGAAAATCTTCTTTTATTATCCCTCAGTCCATCAAGCACCTTTTTAGAGATGTCGATTTCATCAATCATGCCATTGTTGTCATTAGGATACTGAGTGCTTAATATAATTCCCAGTTTATTAAAAAGCGTAATTTGCGAGGAGCGCATTGCTTCTATCGGATAGCTGTCCATCGCTCCGGCTTCATCAGCAAGGAATGCATTGGCAAGCTTACCGTCCATTTTATCCTCAGAATATGCCAACGGTGTATATTCACTCTCTGTAAGCAAGCACCTTATTTCGCTTCGTAGGATCTTAAAAGCATTGTTTTCTACTAATGCCGGACTTGATTTTATGATTTTTTTAATCGCTACTTGCAGCTCTTTTGATAATTTTAAGTCCGGAGCGACAGAAAAAAATCTGCTAAACTGCGGATCAGTAAGCATTAAGAGTATAAAAATAACCGCTGCATAAAAAGTCTTGAAATTCTTACGACTAATTAATAGCAATGCGGTTGTGTAATATCTTATATCTCTGTTTTTATCGTTCTTAAGCTTAGTGCATAGAGTAGCAATAATTAATAACCAGGCATAGTCCTCCATTCCTTCATCCATTGAACAGAGTAAATCTGGATGAATCATCAATCCTAATAATGTGGTTACTTGTTCAAGTGTATCTTCGTCAATGTATGCTTCCTCATCTTCTCCGTCAGCTATTTTTATCCATGCTTCAGCTTGTTTTTTTACGTACTTGGGAGCTTTTCTGTTTCCACGAATCAGGCACCATTGAGCGTATTGATAGGCCCTGCTATCCTGTATCATTACCCTTTTTACTCCTTAGCGCTTCAAGTAACGGATTTTTAGAATCGTCAACCTTCTTTGGAATGCTTCTTAAAGCTGCTGCAATGGTCATTATGTTTTCTTTTTCTATGTCTAAAAGCATCTTGCGCTTGGCTTGAACTCGCTTATCTAAGTTGATAATTTGCATCTGCATGCTGTTTTTTAATTTATAATATGCGCTTAGTGACATTTCCTCACTTTCAATCAATTTATCCTTATCTGCCATAAGCTCCTGGATATCTCTATAAAAAGATTCTCTTTTTTCCTCAAAGTCAAAGCACTCAGCTTGCAGCATGCAATAGCGATTGATTACCGGCTCATATATTGCATCGTTCTTTTCAATACCTTTCAAGAGTTTGTTAATCCTTAAAAATTCTTTATGGGCTATAGGGTTATTTTTTACTTCAGTACGTTCTCTCAATGCCGTACCTGTAGCAAGCGCTTTTTCTTCCTTCTCCCTTTGCTTTAATTCTGCTTTTGTTCTATGAGATTTCTTTTCGTTTTTTAATACTGTAAACGGTTTAGGTGGTGTCGGCATCAATATCAACTCCTTTCGTAATAACTTTTTTACACTGTCACAATATTTTTGAAAACCTGATGTGGGAATAAATTGCGCATCGATATGGACACGTGGTATCCGAAGACCTCATATTTTGATATCGACCTACCCCGGGGGGATTATTTAATCGGCCATCCCTTTGGATAATGTCTTCTTGCTATTCTGCATGCTAATAAGTCTTGACACTTATGTATTGAATCACAGAAATCTTTTTGGTCGTTAGGATGTTGTATATCTAGTAATGAAAACTCTGTCCATGCCATTATTAAAGCATCCATAACCTTCCCTTCTCGTTCTGTTAATCCATCTTCTCTTGTTATCTCATGTGTTTCCATTGGACGGCTTTGTATACTTGTTGCTTGTTCGGTAGGAACAAACATTGTACTATTACATTTCGGACATCTGTGTCCGTCTGCAAATCTCTCTGCATATGCTTGCTTGTAATTACATTCCATGCATTTTAATGTTACATACCTATTCACTGTTTGTCTCCTGTTCTGCAATAATGTTTAGTATAACTTCTCGTGGTATCTCTCCACGCTCTGCTTTCTCGTGGTACTCTTCAGATAATGTAATCAGATTATCATCATCAAGTCTCTTATCCCAATCCTCTTCAATTGGTACAGCGTGATGGACTTCAAGGTCCGTATAAATATATCTTGGTGGATTCTCTCTGATTGCCAACTGACAAAGATATTTATCTCTTTCTTTTATCTGCAGTGCTTTCTCTCTCCACCTTCTGGACCACCTGAATTTATTTATATCATTGATTGGTTTCTGTCTCTTAGGCTTCTTTCCACAATCAAACTTACTATCATGTATTCTCATACAATACTTGCAACTCTTTAACATCTTTGCCCGCCCCTCACCCTATGCAGTCTAATCCATATCTGCATTGTCACAAAATAAAAAGTGAAATTTCTATACTTCATGCTTCCTGAAAATGTCGTAATTCATATAGCACATTCACTTTGCTGTATTAAAAAAGAGCCCTCATTTAGGCTCTTGATTATCTAATCAATTCTATATTTATGCTTTTCACTTTCCTGTCACGCTCATCTTCATGACTTTCTTTAATCTCATCGAATATATTTGAGTAAGAATAATTTATACTTTGTTTCTCCAAAACTTCTCCATTTTCATAAGTTATTTTAATTCTATATTCGCTTGCAGATGTTTCTGAATCAAGTGAGTTTATATATGCTTTTTTCATGTTGGTATCCCCCTTAATATAATATTTTACCACAATTATACCAAGGAAACTATTTCCTGTCTACAATCATTGACAAAATATTACAAAAGACACCACTTATGGGAAGCAGTGCCTTTCCAAGGAGGTTATATAAATGACCTTTGAAGCCATTTCGGATAATAACATAATATCACGATTTTAACCCCTACTACTGACAGCTTTTATTGAAATTTATTTTCTTAACCCCCTTTCATAAGCAAATATATTTCTCGCTTTTTTAAGGTATCGGTATACCGTTCTTTCGTCCACTGGTATCTGAATGCTCGCCTTTTGTGCCCTTGTAGAAATATCGCCCTTCTCAAACTCTTTATGCGATCTATCAAAATATACCATCTCTACCGCCTGCCGCTCCCATGCGTGCAGCTGTGCCATCGTCTTTTCTACAGCCAGTATGTCCCATAACTCTGCTTGCTTCTGCCGCAATATCCCCTCGGCATACATAACGGCTTGTTCTGTGGGCTTACTAATGCCTGTACCTCCCAAACTTTGCCGCCTTTGGTACTCTTCAAGTGCTTCTTGATAATATCTCTTTTCAAGGTCTTCTTTGTGTGGTCTACCCATGAAGGCGTAATATCTAAATGCTTCTGTAGCATAATCTCTTATGTGGTCCTTCTTCACCTTACCCCTCCTCCGTCGTAATTTTCAGTTTCGCGATTCTATACCATATCTCAGGCATCCTCTTCAATAGCTTGTCTATCCCTCTACGAAGCTGTTTCGCATCAGTATAAGACTTATATATGTACTCCTGTCCGGATGCTTTACAGATGATAGCATAGCGGCGTTCTATTGTTTTAATCATTTGATTTGTCAGCTGCTTTCTTCGCCTCATGCTCTTCAATCACTTTGTAATACTCACTTGCTTTTATTTCTTTAAAATCAGGCTCAGAAAAATCCTTTAAATCCTTATCCTCGCCCTTTGGTTGATATAAGAAATATATAACACCATCTATATCAAATACATTCCATGTAAATCCGCCTCTCCAAGGCACATATGGCATAATTACATCTCTTCTGTCAATTAAATTGGCATCTATGCTGTTTTCTTTTAAACCTTCAATCCAAAGCTTTTGAAGCTTGCAATTTTTACGGAAGTGTACCATTCTTCCTGCTCTTACCGGGGTTCTCATCTGCTTGCCGTATTTTTCTATATCTTTTTCTGTCGGTACGATGGTGAGGTATGGCCATATGCCATACTCATTTGTTTCTAACCCGTTATCATCTAAAAATATTTTTGCATACTCAAAGAATTTTTTCTGATTTTCTTTGAATTTCCAGTATCTTTGTCCCATCTTTGAATCGTTGTTTATTATAAAATGCATTATTCTTCCTCCTCCACAATCGCTCTTAGTAACAGCAAATAATTTATACTGTCAGTAATTTTCTCATCCCACAGATCTAAAGGGTATTCCTCTCCACTATTGCACATATCGTAAACTGATACCGTGTGCTTTGCCATCATGCCGGCAAGTGCCTTCTCAGGTGTGCAGCCGTGGAGCGCTGCAGCCGTTTTAAAGTTATGCAGCCTGTCTTCCGTGGCGTATTCTTTTGCCTTAATATCCAACGTATCAAGACTTCGATTAATTTGCTCGTGTATGATTTTACTGAATTTTTCTAACTTCATTCCTCGCCCTCCCTGCAAAGGTCCCTTTCATAAACCATCTTCCCAAAGTATACCGATCTCTCATTCGTACACTTCTTTGCATCTTCAAATATTGTCTCTTCGGCGTGTTTGCAGTCTAAGCATGATTTCATTTCGTACCTCCCAATCTATTCAAACATTCAATAATTTTATCCGTAAACCCTACAAGATACTGCCGTTTGTCCTGCTCATATTCATCCTGATTACTCCACAGTGAGTTCTGATTAAACTCAGGTCGCATTATATACCCTGAGTTATTTTTAAGTAATCTTGCCCCTGCACACCGGAATCCGTGGAGTATATATGCAAGCTGTTCATCCACAAGCATGGCGAACATTAATAATCTTGTCCACAATTCAGTATCAGCTGTTAGGTCTTTCCTTGGGTCATCCATAACATCACTCCAACTCTTCGATTTTGATATAAATTCCGGGTACATCAGCCCAAAACTTTTCAATTATTTCACTTGTTACCAATGCGTCATCCTTCCAGAACCCTACATCAGTCATGCAATCCTTAAGAAGCTTCTGAAGGTTATCGGTGTCCGGTTTTGTAGTCTTCCACTGCCCGTCTTTGTGTCTACTCTTTGGGAAACACCATTTTGTAATTAATCTTATAGGTCCTGTATACCGCTTATCAGGTACATGCTTTCCTAGGTGAGCCATAAGTTTAGCACGGGCAGCCTTTAAATCATCAGGCTCATAAAATACTGGTTTACTGTTTACGACTGTAACTTGCTTTTGCTGATGCGTGCAGGTCGGCGGCTTCATTGGCATAAAGAATTCAGTCATAACTACACCTCCATAAAATCAACGATTCTTACTTGCTTCTTATGGTTTTCCAACCGTTCATTCGCCAATTCATAAATATATTTTTCTTTTTCAAATCCTAAAAAGTCATAACCTAATTTATAGCAAGCTATTAGACTTGAAGCACTCCCGACATGAGTATCTAATATTTTATAACCTGGCTTTGCGAATTTTTTTAAAAGCTCAATATATACAGGAACAGGTTTTTGTGTCGGATGAATCTTTTTTTCTTTATTTGCCCCCCCTGTATTTGAATGACGAATCATGAATGCAGGACAGTCATATGAGGTCCATATCATTTCCCACTGTGAAAAATTATCCCATGGCTGCTGCTTATCCCAACATCCCACGCCTCTTGATGGTGGAAGATTAAAGTAATTGCCTCCAAAAATTATCTGGTTTTTAGATATCCTGAATATCTCATCAAAGTATTCCTTTGATGGGGGTTCAAAATCCCAATCGCAGCTCATTGTATTTAGTGCTCTGTTTTTCAATTTGCCCGCTCCTTGGTTAAGTCTGCCTTTTCGTAGTTTATCTGCAGTACTTTCACCGGGATAACCGTCCCCCTTCCGAGTCTTGTGTGTTCCCATACTCATTTTAGGAGCGTTAATGCCATATGGTGGATCCGGAATACATATGTCAAAATATTTATCAGGGAATTGTTTCATTCCTTCCATGCAGTCGAGATTGTAGAATTTATTTAAACCGTAATTTTTAATTTTTATCACCTACCATAATTTTACATTCTATTTTTTGTCCCTTTGTCACGTCATGCATGTAGAGGGATGACCACGCCACTCTACGTGGTCATCTACCGGAACATGCGTGACGTAGCGTGAGCGCAGTTTTTCTTTACCCTTTAGGGTAGTAGTTGCGGCGCGGTTGTTCGCAACCATAATTTTTATGTTGTTTGCGGTAAATCGCACGCACCATAATTCAATAGTTCAGACGTATATCCGCAACCATATATTTTAAGGTAGATACGTTATATCGTCGCAACCATGTTTTTATGTTTCTTGCGGTAAATTATCCAAAATACCTTTTTTATATATTTTCCCTTTTATTACCTCATAGCCATATTCTTGCATACGAGATTCTACAGTCCGGGGAGCAATCCCTAACGATTCACATAGCATTTCCTTAGTAGGAGGCTCACCAAAATTGCAATTATTTATAGCATTTTCAAACTCTTCTTTTTTGCTTGAACGCTCTTTTTTTGCATTCTTTTTCCGCTTATCCATAGCCTTCTGCCACGGCGGGGCCTCTCCATCTGCCTCAATATCCTTGAGAACTCCAATGTTATCAATGTTGTGTACAGGATAATCAAACCATATATTTTTAGGCGAGAACTTCGGAAACTCTCTGAGAGTACCTTCAATACGCCATGCTGTACGTTGTCTTGCAGCCTTTCTAACTTCATCTATTTTATTTCCAAGGTTCTTAAATTGTTCTGGTTTCAATATTTTATTACATATGTTTCCTAAGGCAATTGCTGAACATAAGTCATCCTGTGATACTTCATCTTCCCAATTAGGAACATATTTTTTCAAGTATTCTTCATATGCTTTGCATACAGCGTTGTTCTCTTCATTCTTGAGTAAATTGTCATTAACCTCAAGCTCTATAAGGTCAAGCAGCGCATCTGGGTCACGTGCGAATACTCCAGAGCCCGAAGCCCTGTCCATACTTCTTTTATTACCCTGTGAGCCCTTGCTATGATGGTGACAATATATAACGGCTGAGCCTAACTCCGTACATACTTTGTCGAACTGATTTGTAAAATGCGCCATCTGGTCTGCTGAGTTTTCATCCCCTGTAATAACCTTATATATAGGGTCAATTACAATAGCTATGTAGTTTTTCTTTTGTGCCCTTCTAATGAGCTTTGGAGCAAGCTTGTCCATAGGTACAGACTTACCCCTTAAGTTCCAAATGTCTATATTCTGTAAGCTATTTGGAGCCCATCCCAAGGCTTCGTACACATCCTTAAACCTATGCAAGCAGCTTGCCCTATCCAGTTCAAGATTGACATACATAATTTTCCCTTGGGCACATTTCCATCCAAGCCATTCCTTACCTTCAGCTATAGCAGCACACAGCTCTATAAGCGCAAAGGACTTTCCGGCTTTACTCGGTCCTGCAATAAGCATCTTATGTCCTTGCCTTAACAATCTATCTATCAGCGATGGAGCTAAGTTAGGGAGGTTATTCCAGAAGTCATTTAGTGATTCAGGCTCCGGAAGGTCGTCATTAACTGATTCAATCCATTCTTGCCATTCTTTCCATGACTCATTTCCTATGTTGGTATCAACAAGGAATTGTTTTTGTCCATTGCGAATTATTCCGGGCATTCGGCTTAATCGTGATGGGTTTCTATTCTGATTATCAACCTTTAATCCGTTTTTCTTGCACACATTGTACAGATAATCAACTCTTTTTCTGTACTCCTCATAAGTGCCAGCCTCTATCCTTACAATAGCATGTAAACTCTTCTTTCCTGAGTGTACAAGGCACGCGATAGGCAGCTCTAATTCCCTGTAAATCGCATGTTGCTGGTCTATTGGCATATCATCTGACTCAACCAGTGCGTACCTGAAATCTGTCACATTCTCATTCTTAACGCCTTTACCGTCCAATGGGTTAAACCTTATCCATGCTCCTGCTTCCTGCTTATAGTCTCCTATTACCTTTCCTATATCTCCATTACATTTGTTGAGCAGCTGTATAAGTTCTCCGGCTGTCCTGTCATATGCTCCTTTTGAAGGTAGATACTTGCCGTCCTTTTCCCAACTATCTGTAACATAGCCAACATTCTCCGAAGCTTCGAATAGTGTTTCGAGATACTTTACCAATTGCCCAACAGGATCCCAATCGAAAGGCTCAGTTACTTCCTTACCTTCCAACCAGTTTTTATCCACTACGACGAAGTCTTCTTTCGAACCGATTACATCATTCCAATCAAGCTCTTTTCCTTCTTTGTCGTATTCAGGTTGCCATCCTTGGTCTTTTGCCATCTGCACAATAGTCCCGGCAGTGACAGGCTTTGCAGTTCCCCTAAAAGTGTCCCATTTCTTGAAACACTCTCCTGGGTGATATCTCCTTAAATCTCTGCTACTCCAATCATCCCAGATTGAGGCTGTATATCCCGCTTCCTTGAGACCCATTCCTACATTGACCCATTCCTGATAGTCAAGAATAGACGGGTCTATATGGTCTAATATTTCAATTAAATTATGTTCCAACCTATCACCTCATCATGTTTAGGTACAAAATCTGGCTTGTATTCATTAGGTACAATATTATGAGGCAATCTCCATCCATTGGCAGCTATACGGTCTATCAGATGTTTAGCAGTATCAAATTGCCAAGTACCAACATGCTCAAAACCTCTACTTTCTAAAAAGCGTATTTGTTTTGGTGTTGTAAGCCCTTCCGTACGTCTTTTATCAAGCCTTTCAAGTAATTTAGTAGCCTTACCTGCATTATCAATTTCATCCGGAAATATTCCGAGCTTTTCAAGTGTTTTAATCTGCTTATCTGACGGAGGAGAACATTCCCAACCGAAGGCCGGTACGTAGTTTGCTAAATCCTCGGCCTGAATGCTCATTTCAAATTGCAATGGGTCAACAAGCTTTCTTTTTCTGTTTCTCATTTCTTGCAGTTGCTTTGCCAATGCTTCTTCTCTTTGAGCAACAACGTCCTCAGTGGCCTTTATTTCTGCTTCTTCAATATCAACCGGGCATCCTGCAGCTTCTATATTCTTTGTCATTTTCTGCGCAACTTCTTCATTCTCACATATCAGGTGGGCAGGATGGCAAAGCTCGTGTTTTTCGGTGTGCCACAGGAAGTCCAATAACAATAAGTGATCCTTTCCCGGGAATAATCTTGTGCCACGCCCTACCATCTGACTATACAAAGAGCGTACTTTTGTAGGTCTTAAAACTACTACACAATCCACGGATGGGCAGTCCCAGCCCTCTGTAAGCAACATGGAATTGCATAGGACATTGTATTTCCCTGCATCAAAATCAGCTAATATTTCAGTCCTATCCTGACTTTCTCCATTTACCTCTACAGCTTTGAAACCTTTACCGTTTAATATATCTCTGAACTTTTGGCTTGTCTTAATGAGCGGTAAAAACACAACTGTTTTTCTATTCATGCAGCACTTTACCATTTCGTCAGCAATCTGATATAAATATGGGTCAAGAACAGTGCCTAAATCACTTGTTTTGAAGTCTCCTGCCTGTAGTCCTACTCCTGTTAAATCGAGCTTTAAAGGTATAGTTTGTGCTTTGATAGGACTTAAATATCCTTCCCTTATAGCCTCGAGCAATGTATATTCATATGCAAGAGATTCATAGTATGAGCCTAAATTCTTCATATCTCCACGGTCAGGCGTAGCTGTAACACCAAGTACTTTCGCTTCGTCAAAGTGCTGTAAAACCCTCTGATAGCTGTCTGATATACTGTGATGAGCTTCATCTATAATGATTGTGTTAAAAAAGTCAGACTTAAACTGCTTAAGTCGTTTCTCTCTCATGAGAGTCTGAACTGACCCAACAACAACACGATACCAACTACCTAAGCAGCTTTCTTCTGCTTTTTCTACAGCACACCCTAATCCGGTTGACTTGTTTAATTTGTCTGCTGCTTGGTCGAGTAGTTCCCCACGGTGAGCCATGATAAGGACACGCTCACCGTTTCGTACACAATCAGATGTTACACCGGAGAATACTATTGTTTTGCCCGTACCCGTAGGAAGCACCAGTAGAGTTTTTTTATTGCCCTTGTTCCACTCTTGAAATATTGCTTCTTTCGCCTCTCTCTGGTATGGCCTTAACTCCATTATTAAAACCTCCCTGCTTCAAATCCTTTGCTCGGACTCTCAGAAGGTTCGTAGAATTTCTTTATTTCATTACCTTCGTATTCCTTACCTTCGTAAGTCCATTTTTTTACACCTACCTTTGCCCTTCCTTTGGAACCGATAACCTGATTCCAATTCATTTTGAGCTTTTCACCCTTCTTGCGTTGACCTATCGCTGTAAAGAAGGCACAAAGTAATCCTTCAGTTTTTGAATGTAAAAATAAGTTATGCTGAATAGTGAAAATCCCTTGAGGTCCTTCTATCTTTATACTTACAATTGCTTTGTTGCAAGCCGGAAGCTTATCACTTCCGTTATGTCTTCCTCTCTCAAAACTCGTTACTTCAAAATCATAATCACCTTCCGGAAGTGTGACGAACTCTGGACCGTCATTTTCTATTTGGTCGTCCCAGCCTAATTCTCTTTCAACATTGTAATCGTTCATAATTTATCTCCTTTTCTATTTAAAATTTTCAGGTATCTCCTTATCATTTGTTACTGGCGTAAATATGTTATTTTCGCTTCTGATTTCTAATATTACGTCATAAACCTGAGACCACGCTCCTATTAACACTCCTTGTACAAACCCAGGATCGTAATTTCCGAATGGCGTATCATATGTGTAATAACCCTTCTTACCTACTGCCATATGTATTTCTTCGGCAGTAACTTTGTTAGTTTCCATTAAGTCAATCAAAGCCTTAGGCAGGCCTTTCAGCTCTTTATCATTAGCGGGGCCCCCTGGTTTAATATCATTTTTCGGTGTCTCGGGCGTGGACGCCTGCTTCTGTTGTGTCTGTATAGGTTTATTTTCTTTATCCTGTTGTGTGTTTTGCTGTGCATTGGCTTGCATAGACTGTGTTTGAACCTGATTATTAAAAATATGAGCTATGTGAGCATAGTCTAAAGGGAATTCATCAGGTAAATCATGGCGGTTCTTGGCGTCCCAAGCTGGATGATGCGTTGCATAAATTGTTCGTATACCCCCTTGACCTTTATGTTTCTTCCCTTTATCATCTGTTGCAACGCTAAATGTTTTATAGTTCATAAACAGAACCATGTCTGCCCATTCTTTTGTCAATGATGCAGTTTTAGCAGTAGTTTTATTTCCTAATTTTAATTCCCACCTGTCATAGGCTCCCATTTCATCAGGTTGTTCAAATTTAGTTATTTTTGCATGCGCCGTTAAAACAACATTGATTCCAATTTCAATCAAATCTGTAAGCCTATTTAAAAACTTACCGTATTCCTCTTCCAATTGAATAAATCCTTCACCATATCCAAAACTTGTAATGCTTTGTTTGTTTGCTCTACTTGTTATAAAATCAATTGTAAGTCTTTCAGCCCAATCTATAGTATCAATTACGAGGGTTTTACATGGGCGACTGTTTTTAATAAAATCAATTTGTTGATGTAACATTGTCCAACTACTGGGCTTATCCATTCTTGCTACATCCATGTTGCTTGTACTGCCCTCTGTGTCTATAAACAGAGGATCAGGAAACAATGCAGCAAAGGAAGATTTCCCAATACCTTCTGGACCATAAATGATGACTTTTTGAGCTTTTGCAACTTTACCTTTTGTTATATTCATTAAAACTCACCTGCTTTCCATACTGGAGCTGCCTCCGCTTGTTCTTCTATTTTCTCGGCTCCTGCTGCGTATCCATCTTCTATAAGGATGCTGCATTCATCACCGGTACTAACTCTTGTTGCTATAGCCTGCAATCCTTCCTGCTCAAGCCACTGACCGAATTCTTGAAGTGTATCAAGGTCCATCTGCTCAAGCTTGTCCAGGAGTACAAATCCGCACTTCGGATTAAGTTTTCTCACCATGGCCGTAGATACTTTCAATTGGTCTGAACCACTCATACAGTCCCATTTCTTACCGTTATATGTAAGCTCTCCATCTTCCACGCTTAGACCTTCTAACGGCAATTGAGCATTTTTCAAAAGGTCAATTTTAGACTGTCTTATATCAGATATCTGAGTTGTAAGCTTGTTGTATTGATTTTCATAGCCTTGAGCGTCTTCTTCTGCCTTGTCCTTGTCCAAATTTGCTCGTACTTTTACATTTATAGTCTCAATATTTGATATGTTTTCTTCAAGCTCTCCAGTAGATTCATCGTGCAGGTCAAGGGCGGATTTACGAGCTATTTCTAAATCTGCAAGGATTGATTTTTGCTTCTCTAACATTTCATTAATTCGCTTCTGTATATCTGCAGCCTGAGCTTCAAAATACAGTAAGTTTTGTCGTTTCCTTTCGTTATCGCCATTTCGTGCAAGTATATCCTGCTGCTGCTTAATTAGCTTTGATGCCGATATAGGTTCCTTCGGTGCATCTGGATAATATGGCTGCTCTTTGGCAAACTTCTTCTTTTGGTCAGCTATCTGCCCTATGGCTCGGCGCTGGTTATACAACTCATTTTCTTTAAGTTCAAGCTCTGCAAGCCGGTTGCCTACACCTATAATCTGTAATAAGATATTCGCTTTTTCTTTGCTTGTAGACTGCATAAATTTTGGCAAATCCAATGCTAATTGCTCTACGAAATCATTAAGTAGCTGCTGGCCGCCTTTTTGACCGTCAGGGTCAATTACTTTTAGGTCACTATTTTTGCCCTTACGCTCTACTACAAGTCCATTCGACATTACTATATGAAGGTTGGGAGGGATGACAGAGCCTTCACGCTGTGCCTCTGATGGCTTGTACCTATCACCGCCAAGGGCCCATGCAATAGCATCTAGTACAGAGGTTTTCCCCTGCCTGTTTTTACCGCCTATAACAGTCAGCCCGTTAGCTGTAGGTTCGATTTTTACAGCTTTTACTCTTTTTACGTTTTCTATTTCAAGCTTATTGATTTTTATATTATTCATCGGTTCCTCCTATCAATTTCAAATATTCTGGTATCTTTACATATCTAACCGGCAGTATCATTGCCGTTTCATCGCCACTTCTCGCATAAATTGCGAGTGTTGGACCAGTTCCACATAGCTTTGTTCCGGGCATATCAATAATATCCATGTACATTCTGTCTACGAAGATATACTCAGTTGGCGATTTTAAAATCATATCTTCATCAATAAGGTTTCGCTTATTAATTAGCCCTGTGCATGTCAATTCTGTTTCCGGTATATTATCCATAAGCTTTGTAAACATTTCGATATCCTTATCATTCATCAGGGCTGCACCTTTGAACATATGCTCGAATTTATATCCTTGTCCAATTTCAGGTATATCCTGAAAGGTATTTATGAGGGTTGCGAATATACCCTTTTCTATGTGCAGTTTTCTTGTTGTTCTTATTCCGAAATGTCCTGTAAAGAGGTAGCTATATTCTTCTGCCCTAAACCAAAACAGTGTTGATTTGCTGTGTTTTAGCGCTTTACTTAGATTTTTAAAGTTAATCATCTTTAGCCTCCGAATCATCCCAAAAACCGCTTATTAAGTTTTCAGGTTTAGTTTTAGCAACAACTTTGGCATGTCTACTCCAAGATGACAATTTCACGCGCAACCCTGCAAATATTCCAAAATCCCAGCCTGCTTTGATGCCCTCGCCTGCTTCGATGCCCCAGCCTGCTTTGATGCCCCAGCCTGCTTTGATGCCCTCGCCTGCTTTGATGCCCCAGCCTGCTTTGATGCCCTCGCCTGCTTCGATGCCCCAGCCTGTGATCAATCTTTTTAGCACTGCACCAAATTTGAAGACTATCTTTCCTGCAAATACTATCTCAAGCTCTGCATTATTAACCTGTTCCTCATAAACTCGCACATCATCAGTTGCGCCCACACGGTTCAGCAACCAAGCTGCAAAATCAGTTCGACCATTTTCAGTACACTTGTCCAAAATATCCTGATACTCCCCACCGTTAGGATAGCCGTGCTTGAATGCGCGCAGACCTTCTCCGCAAGCTCCTAATTCTTTTAAATAGTCATATGATATATGAAAATTACCTTTCATTTATAAAATCCTCCTTGAATTGTTTAATTTAATTTGCTATACTGTGTTTGATTAAACATTTTTTATCGGCCGTTCTGTTGGCGCAGGACGGCATTTTTTTATTTGCTGGGAGCTCTAAGTTTCGTCGGTAATCCCGCACGCTCGTTTGTGATATGCCTAATTCAATTGAAATTTGAACATCATTCATCTCCTTCTCATATAGTTTCATAAACTCTTCATCAAGTTTCTCTGATACAGGCTTCTTATAAATACGGCTACTTGGCTGTACAATAAGTCCTAACGACGCATAAGCCTTGATTTCCGCTGCCCTCTTCCTTGCTTCTGTTTCATCAGCCCAACATCCGTCAATTGGACCGTGCATGATAGCGCATTTCTTTCCTCTGCTGTAGTAGCAGGTATTGCATGTCTTGTTCATTTGCCTCACCTCCCTTCATTCCGAATCTGCAGCAGATAACTCGTCTTCAATCATAATATTTAAATCCTCTAAAGTTTCAGGTGCAAATCCCAGTATTTCATTTAGCACAGTGTCTTCATTTCCTGCATGCATTAATTTCTTGATATTCTCTATTAGCCGCTCCATACCTTCGCATCCAACACTCTCTCCTGCCTGCTCTTCGAGCGCAAATGCAAGAGTAGAAATAAACTCCGAATTTGACGGTTTAGAATCCCACACTGGGCGTACATTCAAGATACCTCTGAATTGATTTGAAATAAATTCATTGCCTTTTTTATCAAAGTATGAACCTATGGCGTGTCTGATTGCCCGTTCAACCCTTGACTCAGTATCATTAAATTCCTCTGCGATAACAGAATACATGCCACCCTTACCTGTTATTTTTTTGTTCGTGCTATAAAGTTCTGTCGCTCTTGCTGTATAGCTTGTACCTTTTAATCTTGCGCTCATTCCAATACCTATGAGCATGCTTTTAATATCTGATGTTTTCATGACTCCTCCTTCCTAATATCAGCCTCCAGCATTTCTAATGTATATGGCTGTTTTCTACGTTTCAAAATTGCATATTCTCTATCTGTTCCGTGGTGCAGCCTCGCATTATCGGCTAATTCTTTTTCCGCTGTTTTCATTTCTTCAAAGCGTTCAGGCAATACCCTATGTAATAATGTAAAGTGCTTTATTCCTGCCCGGAAACATCGACCACCACAGTTATTGTGGTCAAATCCAAGCTTGTACAATCTTGGTATGTCAATTCCCCATTCAGCACACTCGTTAAGCATTTCCGCTTTATCTGTTATGCCTTGTTCAATAAGTAGATACCTTACAGGATGCTTATAGTTTTTCGTAATACCCGGGCAGCGCCTTGTCTCCCCGTTGTCTATTCCGATATGTATTACTGCTTCATTAGGCTTTATATCCTGCTCTTTTAGCCATTTCTTAAATAATTTTGACTTTAGCTGCTGGCTGCATATTGGGAACCGATTGTTTAACACAAGGTGCTGCTCACGCGATATGTCTATGGGTGTCCTGCCGTCACAAAGCGGTATTATCTCAATTTCCGGGTAATATTTTTTTAAATAACCAAACACATTATCATTGAATCTGTATAGGTCTTCATCTTCAAAGAGAGTGTCTATGAATACGACCTTAATACATTCTTCAGGAAAAATATTTACAACTCGCTTTAGTACGCAGAAGCTCCCAATTCCACCGCTGAAACTTACTATCTGTAACACCTTTACCTCCCATCCAACATCATCCCTGCTATAAGCAAAATTCCTACAACTGCTAACTTTAGCCTTATGTACTCTAAAGGGTCGGTTAGCTTGTCCCAAAATCGCTTAATTTTCTTCATGGCTTTCTCCTGTACGCAAGCCACGTTTTGCCGTAATCTTTCATGTAATGGCTGATATTTAGTCCATCAGCACAACGAGCCACTTGTTTGTCATAGTCATCAAATGTTGCTCCCACAATCGTCCATCCACTAAATCGCTGTTCAGAACCTTATATCCATATTGGCTGCCTGTACATTCCCTGCAGCTCGTCCAAAGTCAATGGCGGGTTTTCGTCTGCTGCTCGGGTGTTCCATGCGGTGATTGCTGATGCTCTTGTTTGTAATGCAGTTACATTATCATTAAAAACTTTTCCTACTCTGCAATTACAATCTTTGTTTTGACATACCAACCCCCAACCCTCAATAAATCGAATTTCGTCTATATCTGTACCTCCACAAAACGGACATTCCTTAAGCTTTTCGCTCATTTTTCATCACTCCTTTCCAACCCAGTTATAAATATCTTGTGCCAAAGCCTTATTTTCTGTTGCTGCTGCGTATGCCCTGAGCGCTACCACTGCTGCTGGGTCCTTGTCAGGTTCGAGAACAAAACAACTATAAACAGGAGTTAAGTCATTCCGATGAACTATATATTTGCCGTATAAGCCTTTTTCATTGTCGCTCATTGTTCGCACGCTCTTTTGACAATATGAATTTGCTTGTCCTAAATCTTCATCCCATTCAGGTACATTTTCTTCATCTTCTGTGTAATCACTGACAACTTTTGCTGTCCCCAGGAACGAGCAACACGCCGTCCACGCGCATAACCACGTATCATATTTTGTAGAGCTGTAACGGCATTTATTGCATTTCATTGTTCATCACTCCAATCAATCTTTTGCCCGCATTCAGGACAATGCTTTGACTGCCTGCCACCGCACAAACTCATATCCGGAAATTCGGTTACAAATATGTATTTGCAATCCGGGCATTTCCATAAAGTTCTTTCATCAGATTTATCTCCGTATGGTTTCCTCTCTATCTGTTTTTTTAGGGCCTGAATAGCTATTCCACAAGCATGCAACCCCTCACGATTCCATACATATCTTTTATCATCTTCCTGTATTGGTTGTCCTAACGCCGAAACGCCATCCCAATCCTTATTAATTTCATTTACTGTCTCAATAGCTCGAATGCTTTGCTCATATGATTTTATATGTTTACCTAAGATTTCTGCTGCCTTTTCAATCTCCATCTATTCCTCCCAATCTTCACAAATGTCATCCTGTTTGACATTGTTATCAAACAGTAAGCATATGCCTTTATACTTACATGTTCGCTTGTACCATTTACAGCTGTTGCAGTTCATACTGTGCCTCCAATCTTTCTAAGAATTTTCTCAGGTCTTTTATTTTTCCGAAGAATCGTATGTTTTTCATAGGGCCTCCTTATTAAGTATTTCAAGTGCATCTATCCCTGTGTAGTCCTTAAATAATTTAGGACTGATATAGTAGGTATACTGTGAGCTATCCTCAGATATTTTGTAAGCTGCACCTATTGGCAATATTCCACGTTTCAAGCCTTCTCTTACAAATTGAGGACACTTATTCATCAGTTCTGCCGCAAAAGTTACTGATATTTTTGTATTTTGCATTGTGAGCCTCCTTTAAGCGGTTTTCTGCATGTACAGCAGCCTGAATGTTCCCTGCCTTTTGGAGTTATCAGCGTTTGCACTCCGCTCCAGTTGGTTTTTTCGTTGAAGGTTTCCTTTATCTCAAATAATCCGTTGTTCTTATCCGCATAAGGAGTAAGCTTGCCTTTCTTATCCCTATAAACATATTTGTGAGTTATTAGGAAATTGATAAAATCTTTCTCTTTGATATTTAACTGCTTTGCGGTATCTCTGAAACTTGTTAGCAGGTTTCTGTCCACCAGTTCGTCGAAGTAGTCTGCTTTAGGCTGCATAATAGCGTTGTCTACGGTAAGAGCGGAATTTACCGCTTGCAGGGCTTTGTTCTTGTCTTGTTCCTCTTTTAATACTGTCGCAAGTCTAATCAGTACATCAGGATTTAAAATCGCTGCTTCTAATGTCTCAGGAGTCATATACGCTCCGTGCTTCCTGATAGATGGAAGTACCTCATCAAATATCCACGATTCAAATTTTTCTGCTGATGGTAATTTACTGTTTGCTATCAATCGGTATAAATCACCCTCTGTTATAAATTTTGCCTGCTGTTCCCTTCCCAAGGAATCTATGACGGTACGAAACATACCCCCATCTTTTTTACAATGCCTTTCAACTGCTTTGTGTGGCTGGTCGTAGCCCAACGCCTTAGCAACATCGCTACCACAAAATAATATGTTGCCATTTTCTTCAATCGTTCTTATTTGTCCAAATTCCGTATTTTCAAATATTTTTAATTCGTTCATCTTTGGTGCTCCTTTCTTTTTACATATTTTTACTTCTGTGTTATAATCTCCTTATCAGAATTGCCGTTCTGAAATATTGTGAAAGGAGATGTCGTTATGGTTGAATTAACAAAAGATGCCGATAAGTTATTATGCTGCATTTACAAGCAATTCTTAGAGCGTAGAAAATCAGGATTTTCAAAATTTGATGCTAAAAGCTTTGAAAGTGATTTTTATGTCACCGATAAAAATATATCCTCTTGGAATGACGATGATGTATCGGATACGCTGTTAGAACTTGGTAGAGCAAAATATATTCGCCTATTTTTAGGTCGTGACTTTGATTTAGAAGATGCAGCTATAGTCTATATGGAAAATCGTTTTAAAAATGGACTTCTTGAAGTTACTGATTTCATATCAAAATTCATTCCTTAAAATTTTTCCATCAACAAAGTATTTATTTTTATAAGTTACTTCCCATACGCCATTTTCGAAACTTATTAACAGTTCATCGCATTTTTCAGAAAATGGCGTTCCGTTTATTTTGTATACATTGTTTGGAATATCGATTGCGATTGTTTCTAATCTTTCTTCCACTTCCTCACCTCCCAGTCTCAACTACAGACAATACCTTATACGAATCATGCCTGTAGCATTCTTTGAAATCCCTGATTGCTTCTGATTCTGAACGAGAATTGAAGCAATAGCATTTAACCTTGTTTGTAGTCAAGTTTATAAAAGTAACTACATATTCTTTGTACATTTAAGTTGCCTCCTTAGTTTTTATAGTGTGGACTTGTTTTTATAGCATTAGACTCGAACAAATATTCAATAGGCAAATCCACATTTAATATTTTTTTAATTCTTATAGCTTCGGGTAAAGTAAGCTTATATTTACCGCTAAGTTTTAAAGATAATGTACCGAGCGTAATGCCTAACTCCTGAGCTACTTTAGTTTTTGTAATGCCCTGTCTCGCAAATTCCGCTTCCAAGTTTCTATACATTTATTAGCTCCTTTCCTCTTTTGTGGTTCACGAATTTTCGTAAATCTTAATTATATTATATACGAATATCCGTGAATGTCAATATGTATTTCTGAATTTTCGTAAATTGTTTTATTTATGATTTTTCGTAAAAACTTCTTGATTTTTCGTAAATTGTATATTACAATATGAATGTAATTAAATTTCGGGAGGAATAGTACAGTGTCAGTAGAATTAGAATTGAAGGATTTAATTTTAGAAAGATACAAAAGCTTAAGAGAGTTCGCAATAAAAATAGACATGCCGTATTCAACCGTTGACACAATACTAAAAAGAGGGGTGGATAAGGCAAACATTGTTAATATCATAAGGATCTGTAAAGAATTAAGCATAGATGCTGAAGCTCTTGGAGAAGGAAGAATTGAGTATAAGGAAATCAATAACGAAATACACACCATAGCAGCACACCACGACGGAGAAGAATGGACAGAAGAGGAACTTGAGGATATAGAAAATTTTAAAAAATATGTCTTAAGCAAAAGGAATAAGAAATAACTTCTCGGGGAGGACAACTATGACAGCATACGAAGAGCTGTTGCAGGAAGCAGAAGATAACAATATTGAAGTGATAGAATTTACATTCCGCGGCGCCAATAAAGGTATGTATGCAGACAGTGTTATTGCTATTAGGAAGGATATAGAAACGACCACAGAAAAGAAATGCATCTTGTGCGAAGAGCTGGAACATTCCTATACAACAGTAGGTAACATTACAGACTTGAAACCTGTCCAAAATCGCAAGCAGGAGCAAATAGCAAGGAATCGCTCATACGAAAGATTAATTCCCTTAAAATTGATTATAAAGGCATCTATAGAATGTTGCACAAACTTACATGAACTTGCTGAATACATAGATGTTACAGAGAATTTTTTAAGAGAAGCACTTGAATATTATCAAGGCAAATACGGTCTTTACAAAGAAGTGGACAACTACTGCATATACTTTTCACCATTGACCGTTTGTAAATATGAATATAAAAAATAGCACCCGGTACTACCAATACCAGGTACTATTCAGATACATCTTGCCACAAAGGACAAATGCGTTCCAGACACTGATATTATACCGCATAATCCTTTGTGCATGCAAGGATTATTTTTTATACCTAAAAAGGCGGTGAGTATCATTAAGAACCCAAACGGCTACGGAAGCGTAGTGAAACTAAGCGGAAACAGAAGACGCCCATACATGGCAAGAATTACCCAAGGATTTGATGAAAGAGGTTACCCTATATACAAGCCTCTCGGATACTACGAAGAGCAAACACAGGGCCTACTGGCCTTAGCAAAGTACAACGACTGCCCATATGATATAGATTTATCCCGAAGTACTTTTGAAGGAATATATGCTATTTGGTTTGAAGAGAAATTCTCAGAGAAGACAAAAGAAAACCAGAGCAGCAGGAGTTGTTATAGTGCTGCATATAAAAAGTGCGTAACTATTTACAAAATCAGATTTACAGAGCTGAGAAAATATCACCTGCAAAATGTGATTGATAAGTGCGACAAGGGGTATGCTACTAAGGAACAGATAAAAAACTTATTCTCTCAGTTATATGCTTTTGCAATGGAAAATGATATTGTTCATAAAGATTATTCAAAGTTTGTAAAACTTGGCAAAGAAACAGAGGTTAAAAAGAAAAATCCATTTACACAAGCGGAAATTGAGTTACTGTGGGATAATGTCCATATTCCGTATGTTGACACAATATTAATATACTATTATACAGGCTTAAGACTTAGTGAGCTTTTGCAGATGGAAAATGTAAATGTTGATTTAGATGAAAAGCTTCTACAAGGCGGACTCAAAACTGAAGCCGGCAGGGATAGAATTGTTCCTATCCATCCGCGGATATTTAACCTCATTAAGAAACGCTATTCCGATAAGCACCCGTATTTAATTCAGAGTTGGAGAAAGACAACTAAGTTAGGCATAATGCCAATGTCGAAGAAAGATTATTATGATGAATTTTATTCTATAATGAATCAATTCAGTATGGTGCATACGCCTCATGACTGTCGGCATGCTTTTATAACAGAACTTGACAACGCAGGAGCTAATAGTACAGCAGTTAAACGCATTGTAGGGCACGCCTCAAAGGGTGTAACTGAAAAAACATACACTCATAAAGACATTGAACAGCTGCGAAAAACGATTGAATTATTAAAATAA